TGCTGGCTGATCCCCTGAATCAGGTTGGGGATGGTGTAGCTGGCGAGGTTAGCCACGCAGATACCCCCGGTTCCGGCCCAGCAGCCCCAGCCCCGGCGAGTAGGTGGGGAATGGCCGCAGCCCAGGGCCGCCGGTCAGGCTGTTCGGCTGGGCCTGCTCAAGCTCCACGCGCTGCAGCTCAACCAGCGCCATCTGCTCGTCCATCGCCGTGTAGCGGAAGACCGTGTCCGCACCCAGCACCCGCGCGCCGAACACCCGCGCCGAGCGGATGGTGGTCCAGCGGTTGAACACCTCTGGGCTCTCGTCCCACGGCAGCAGCCACACCACATCCGCTTCGAGCTTGGTGATCGCCGCTTCCAGCTGGAACGTCCGCTGCTCACGGTCGTAGACCCGCTGACCCCGCAGCTGAAACCGCCCGGCCCACTGGTAGGCATCCGGCGCAAACGAGACCACGTTGCCCGGCACCCTGATCTCGCCAGAAGTCAGGTCCTTCTGGAACTCATACCCCTGCTCGGTGTTCCAGCTCCAGCCCCTGGTCTGCCCCTCCTTGTGCAGCTCCAGCAGGGTGCTCTCGGCCATCGCCGCTTCCAGCACCTGCTGGTCCTCCAGGCTGTTCACCGGCTGCTCGCCGATGTTCTGCAAGCAGATGTTCACCGCCTCCAGCAGCGTGGTCCTGCCTGGTGTGGCCGCCTGGCTGGCGAGACCCATCGCTCATCTGCAGGAGTGCAGACCTCATGCTATCGGCGAGGCAATAAAAAGCCCCCTGCTGTGACACAGGGGGCGCTCACCTCTCACCCGTGGAGTCCCACGAGCTCAGGCTAGGGGGTTTCGATCACCCCTGCACACTCAGCCCGCAGCACACTCATGCCGAGCGCCATGCGCGCAACCATCAAGGATGATTGATACATTATGTTGAAGTCGCCGCCTTGAGGCGTGACCTGCAGGCTGGGGCTGCGCAGGGTCAGCACACCGATGGCATCGCGGTGGAACACAATGCCACGGCACTTCGACAGATCCTGCTGGTAGGCGGTGTTCTTGTCATAGGCGGTGTTGGTGTAGGCCGCCTGGGTGACGTGGTTCGACTCGATCACGGGGATGCCTTTCACCCGCAGCACACGGCCGCTGGCGAAGGTGCCGTTCTCACCGCCACCGCCGTTGAAGTCGGTGTTGATGGCACGGGCCGAATCGAGCAGAAAATCGTATTCATCAGGAGGCACCACACACAGAAGATCTGAGGTCGGCACGTCCTTCTTCTTCATTGCCACCTTGATGGCGCTGATCCTGGCGATCAGCTCATCACCCTTGGCGGCCGTGGTGGCAGTGGCATAGCCAGCGGAAAGAGTCTGGCTGTTGCCAACGCGCCCGCTGTTGATCGCCTTGCCCAGTGGCTCCGTGGTCCGCTTGGCGGCTGCGTAGAGCACGCGGGCAACCCGGGAATCCCACTCGCGGGCCAGAGCTTGACCCAGCTGGTAGGTGATGTCCTGCCGCACGTCGTAGTAATTCATCGCCTCGTCAAGGTCATAAATGACCTGATCGGCGATCATCAGACCATCAAGATTGATGATCTCCTCGTTGCGGTCGCCAGGGCTGTTGCCCTCGCCAAGGATGGGGGTCCCGGGAACGTGGTAGCGGGCAGCGGCACGCCCCGACACCGGGAAGGCAGCGGATTTGCCGCCTTTGATATTGCGCTCGCGCACCTTGCCTTTGAAAACACAGGTGCGATCGAAGGCAGAGATCAGCTCGGCAATACCGAGCTTGAGGAACAGGGTGTCAACTGCACCGGTTCCTTTGACTTGTCCTAGACGTTCAAGAGAAGCATTGGCCATTGGCCTGGTTGGGCAGTGAGCCGCTGCCTGATTGCTTGGCTGAACTGGGGTGTCTCCCTAAGGAGGCCCAATCAGTTGCACATGTGCAGAGCAACTCGTGCCCCGACCTTACACAAACACATTTGATCTGGCGAGAGTCTTGTCAAACCACTCTCGATATTTCGGATCGGTGTCATACAACGGGCGGCCACCAGGGCCCGTCTTGCCACGGGCCTCCACCGCCTGCTGGTCGCTGGTGAACACGTCGCCGCGGGGCGGGGCGCCACCGCTGATCAGCTTCGGCTCAGCGCTCTGGCTGCCGGCCGTCGCCCGGGCCTTGAGCTGCTTCAGCGCAAAGCGGGCCGCCGCCTTGTTGCCGCTGTCCACCGCCGCGTTGTAGTCGGCCAGGTCCTGGGGGTCGAGGTTGGCCACGGCCCATTGGCTCAGCTCCTGGAACTGCTGATCGCCGCCCACCGCTGCCTTCAGCTCTGCGATGTCGGCCTCGCTGAATCCTGCGGCCTCCTGCGGGGCCGGCGCCTTCGCCGGTGCCACGCCCTGGAGGTAGGTCTGCACCAGCTCACGCGGCAGCCCGCCCTTGTTCACCAGGGCATCGACGTAGCTGCTCACGTCCTCGCCGGCCTGGACCTTCTGGGCCATCTCCAGCGGGTTGATCTCGGCTGCTTCGATGGCGGTGGCCACCGTGTCGCCATAGAGCTGCTTGCCCATCTCGGGCGTGTACTGCTCGGGGGTGAGCTCGGGCTCGCTCTGCTGCGGCTCCGGCTGCTGCCCCCGCTGGCTGATCAGACGCTGTGCTTCTTGGTAGGCCTTCTCCAGCTCCTCGACCGACTTGAACTTGCCGGCCAGCAGCTGCTCGCCGTCATCGACCTGGCCCTGCTCGGCCGCGGCGATCTCGGTTTGCTGCTGGTCAACCTCCTGCAGGAACTCGTCGAAGACATCCTGTTGCCCCGGGGCAACCATGCCCTGCAGCTGCTCGGTGGTGCTCATGCGGCTTCTGCCTCAGTGGGTGGTTGTGGTGCCGCCATCTCCTGGCTGGTGGCGGCGGCGTTGGCCAGCTTCTGCGGGTCGGCCATGCCGGCCGCCATCGCCTGCTGCGCCATCGCCATCTGCTGGGCCTGCTGCTGTTCGGCAGCCAGCTGTTCCTCGGTCTTCACCAGGCCGATGATGTCCATGCCCATCGCGCCGGCCAGGCGGCGGATCAGCTCAGACGGCACCACGTAGGTGGTGATCCCCTCCGGCCCCAGCGACTGCTGGAGGATGGACATGAACCGTGCGGTCTTCTCCAAGTCGTTGCCCCGGCCCACGGCGGCCAGGCCAACACTCACCACCGGCTTGACCAGATCCGGCGGCAGCTTGGGCATCTTGCCCTTGCGGGTCAGCAGCCCCAGCTTCCGCGACACATACGGCTGCTGAAACTCGGTGGTGAGGATGGCGTAGATGGAGCCCAGGCTGTTCTCGATCTGCAGCGCCTGCAGCCGCACCTCCTCGGCGGTGGTGCGCTCGCTGTCGCGGATGTCGGCGAGCATGAAGGCCTGCGACAGCCGCGCCTCGATCCGCGTCAGGCGCTGGTCCGCCACATTCAGATCGGCCGCCTTGTTCACCTGGATGGTGAACACGTCATCGGGGTTGCCGGGCAGATAGGCCCCGTTGGCCGCTTCCGCCAGCTTCTTGGCGTTGGCGATTCCGCTCGGCTTGACCAGGTGTTTCACCTGGGCCGACGCCAGCGCCCCCTCGCTGATCGCCTGGCTCAGGGCCTCAGCGGTCTGCAGATCGGCGATGCACGCGGCCTCGATGTAGCCAGGGCTGTAGCCCTGCCCGTCGATGCGGTACATCCGCAGCGGCAGCCAGGGCGACTCGCTGAGATCGGCGCTGCCGCTGGTGTCGGGGATCTCCTGGTCCTTGAGCTCCTGATGCCAGCGGACCTTCTTGCCCTCCCACTTGATGTGGGTGTAGACCCGCACCGTCCGCTCGTACTGCGGGGTGGGGTCGTCATCCACCACGCCACCCACTTCGCCGTCGTGGTCGTCGAGCAGCTTGCGGGCGGCATCGGGCAGGGCCTCGACCGACAGCACCTCGCACACGATCGCCTCCATGGGGTTGCCCATGGGGTCGCGCCGGCACACGTACCGGTTGAGGTGGTAGCACTTCAGCCCGTCCTCCGACACGTAGAGCAGGACGTTCCCGCCCACGATCAGGTGCAGCAGCATTTCGTGGACGGCCACCCGGTCGTTCGATGCCTCGATGCTGCGCAGCACGGCCCGCTCAAGCCGCGCCAGCGCCAGGTCGAACTCGCTCTTGGCGCGCCCCAGATCCTGCGGCGTGGCGCCGGCGGCGATCTGCTCCTGCTCGTTCTTCGCCATCTCCATCTCGTCGATGGTGAAGCGGAAAAACGTCTCGGTCGGCGGCAGCAGCGCCAGCAGCAGCCGGCTCGCCAGGTTGTGAACGCCACGGGCGCCGATGCCATTCCACGGCAGCGACCACTCCTGTGAATCGCTGCTCGCCGGGTCGTCGCTGAGCGGGATCAGGTAGGGCAGCGTCAGCCGGGCCGACGTGCGCGCCCTCTCCAGGTAGTAGTTGCGGTCCCCTTCGAGTGCGGCGTAGCGCTTGGCGCAGGTCATCCGGTCAGCCTCCAATGTTCAGGCCAACGCCTGGGGCCTGGCTTGAGCTGCCGATTCGCAAGCTCTGTGTCACCGCCGATTGCCGCACCCGCCCGCGGCCCCGGCTGCCTGTGGTCTGCGCGGTGGGGGCGCCAGTGGTGGGCGATGCCTGCCCCAGCACCCGCATGGATGCCGACATGGCGTTGGTGGCCAGCTGCTCCTGGGCCAGCTGCTGCTGCTGCGCCATCCGTGCGGCCTCAGCCTGGCTGGCCAGCTGCGCCTGGCGTGCGAGCTCAGCCTGCCGGGCCAGCGCGGCCTGCTTCTGCTGCTCGGCAATCTGCTTCAGCTGATCGTTTGCCGCCTTCTCCGCCGCCGCGTACTGGGCGCGCAGATCATCCCGCCTGCCCTGTTCTTTCAGGATCGTCTTGCTGGCCTGGGCCTGCACCTGCGACAGCGGCATCGAGATGTTTCCCCGCTGGCCAGCGTCCCGCGCCTGCTGCCGCAGCTTCGTGTTGGCATCGAGGAGTGAAGTGAACTGGGTGTAGGTCTGCCCCAGGTCAGGATCGACGTTGGCTTTGCCAGTTGCGAGGCACATGATCAGACTCCGATGTTGATGCCGGTGCCGGCTGCCGACGCCACCGAGCCAGGCGCAATCCGCAACGTGTTCCTGGGGTTCTTCTTCGGTTGCACGGTCTCTGTGACCTGGGCACCAATGGGGTCGGTCTGCGTCGCAGTGGCCGCCGCATAGCCCGACTGCTGCTGTGCCGCCATCGACGCCGCTGCAGCCTGCCGCTCTTGGTCAAGCTGGCGTCGCTGCGCCTCAGCTGCAGCATTGGCCTGGTCGATCTGCTGCTGCAGCGAGGTCGCAAACTGCTCCTGCTGCTGCGCAGACTGCTGCATGTAGAGCTGCAGCTGCTGGTTCTGCCGCTCGACGTCCTTGGGGTCTGGGCCCTGGTACTGGATGACAGGCGCGCTGGGTCGTCCGAAGCACATGGCTAGCTGGCGGTTGTGATGTTCAGGCCAGTGCCTGCGGCCTGGGTGGTGGGCGCCGGCCGGTCGATCCGCAGGCTGGCTTTGCCTTTCGGCTTGGCCACCTCCTGCCGAGACGAACCGATCACCGGGGCCTGCGCGCTTTTCTCCGGCGGCGGCGTGCCGATCAGCGCAGCCAGCCTGGCCGCATTCGCTGCTGTGTCATTGGCCTGCTGAACCTTGAAGTCGCGCAGCTCGCTCAGCGCCGCCTCCTGTTCCCGCAGCGATTGATTGAGCTGGGACTGCATGAGCGACGCCTGGCCCTGCTGCTGTTGCTGCATGGCGGCGATCTGCAGATCAGCCATGCGGTCGTATGCCCCGGTGTCGGGCATCGTGATCGTGGCCGGCGGCGGCGAACCGAAGCACATCAGAGCGCCTCCAGATTGAGGGGCTCCGACTGCTGCTCCTCGTGCAGCTTGGCGAGGTAGTTGATCACTTCCTGTTGGCCAATCCAGTGGTCAATCTCCCGATGGGACATCGACCGGCCAGGGACATCGGGGAAGATGGCCCTGAGCTTCTCGATCAGTGCGTCAGTAACGAGTGGCTGAAGCACTCCATAGGTGCAGAGCTACCTCAGGCTACCGGCGGGTTCCATAGCAGGGGAGCCCCGGCCGTCAAGTCGTACTCGCCAGCGCGAAGAATGCGTGCGCACCGTGCCTGGGTGATGGCATAGGCCTCGCCATAGCCCTTCTTGTCGTAGGCCTTGAGCACCTCGGCCCACATCTGCACCTCTGCGTCACAACCGGCCAGGGCCTTCTGTGCGGTGACAGGGCCATAGCCCGGACAGCCGGGGTAGTTATCGCTGGTGTCCCCGGTCAGCACCTGGGCGTAGAAGTTGCGGTCAGCATCCAGCCGGCTCACTTCCATTAGCTCGCCATCGCGCAGGTGCAGGCCGGGCAGGGTGAGCATGTCCTTGTCGATCGACACGATCACGTCGCCCTCCTCGTAGAGCACGCCGAGCACGTCGTCGCCCTCGATGTCGGGCAGCCTCGTCACCTCCCAGCCACGGGCCGGGGCCGCCTTGCTCACCCAGTCCACCAGCTGCCGGTAGCCGGCGGGCTTGCGGTACTTCTTGCGGTTGGCCTTGTACTGGGGCCAGACGCCATAGCGGAAGGAGACCCGATCGCTGAACACCAGCACCGGCTGATGATCGGGGAGGGTGTCGCGGATCTCGCCGATGGCATCCTGGAACGCTGCCTGCGCATCGCCGTGGCGGCAGAGGTAGGTCCAGTCATCGGGGCCCCATTCCGCCTCGAACTCGCAAGCTGCGGCTGAGCGGTAGAGGTAAACCTCGGTGTCGATGAGTGCTTTCATTTAGAGGGAATGTCTACAGGGTGGTCACGACCGCAACGGTTGTTTCCACTTGCTTGATCACAACCATCGCTTCCTCGATCTCCTCGCGCATTTTGTGGGTCAGAGAGTTGGCCGAGGCCCCACTGCGCATCAAGGCATCGACAGCCGCAACACGTCGCGCCAAGGCGGAATAGGCCAGGGCGTAGTCAGGGCCAGTGATTTCCATTTGTTCGACTCGTGCAGGGGTCAGTTCAGTCATGGTTCAAGAGCGAGTGTCTAGGAGGCAGATGGCCATTCGGAAGTGATGATTTCGTACTGGCGCATGATCGGGCGAATGCGGGCCAGCGCCTCGGCTGCCCTTTTCTCACCCCACTCCAGAGCATCAGCCCTGGTGTCATCGTTCTCCCCTTCGCCCTCGGCAATGTCGGCCAGGGCGCACTCAGCCTTGACCAGAGCGGCTACGACGACGGCAGGGAGTTTCTCTTCAGCCATGGGAATTAGAGCGAGTGGTCTACGAGCTGGCCTGTTTCTCAAGCTCGGCCAGGCGCTCGGCAGCGGCCTGCAGCTTGTCCCAGTCTTCAGGGAGCGGGTTCCATTCATCGCGGCCACGCTCAATGATCCCCAGCGCTTCCTCCGCCAGGCTCGGCGGCTTCGGGCGGCGGGCGGCGCGCAAACGTGCAAGGCTTCCGCACCAGCCATCATCTCTGAGCCACTCACAGCAGGCCTCTAGCTCCTGGTCGGCGCCCCATTGGGCGGCGCGGGCGGCAAAGATCTCCTCGTCTACCAGTCCAGCTTCAGTGGCTCCGTGGGTCCACTGTTGCACCAGTTC